ATGGGGACGGAGATGGCTAAAGTGCAAGATAGAGATACCGTAAAAGGACTTCTGCCCTGTCCCTTATGCGGCGGGGAAGTAACTCTGTGGAATTATGAATTCGGTACGGTAAAGGTTTTTGAGTGCAAAGCCTGCCGGACAAGGTTCATATTTCCGTGGGATAAAGATGTTAGTGAATGGAACAAGCGAGTGCCGCAAACATGGACGAGTAAAGCGTTTGAACGTATTGGCGAAGTCAACAAAATGATAGAGGTGGCAGAATGATAACCATTAACATAAGTTTTACAACTACTCAAGTGATAGGAACTTTGATTGGTTCTGTAATAGGTTGGTGGTTAGGAAATCTTATATACGACAAGTGGCATGGTTTGTGAGGTGATAATACCATGAATGATGTAAAAAGGAGCGAACAAGCAATAAGTGCATTTATCTTTTTAAGTAAATACTGCGAAACGGAAAAATGTGAGAAATGCGTGTTTAATACCGGTGGAGTTGGAACAAAACAAGAGTATGGTTGCGGTTTGGTTGCCGCACTGTCTGACCACCGAAGATTCAGCACTGTTTTGGAGAGGGCAATAAATAGGGGGAGCATAATGAAATGTGATAGGTGTAACGGACAAGGCTTTTCTGTTATCGCAAAGTGGAAATGTCCTGTCTGTGATGGTACTGGAAAAGTTGTACATCCCATGATGAGCATGAATGGTGATGAATACACTGGCGAATGGGAACAACATGAGTGTGAAGCGTGTAATGGAACTGGTGAAATAGAGCAGACCAACGAAGAATGGTTTAGCAGTATGTACACAGAAGCAAAGGCAGAATGGTTGGCAGACCACATGAAGTGCAGTAAATGTCCACAACAAAATCGCTGTAATGGGTATCATGGTGGTTGCGTGGCTCTTATGTCAGAGTGGTTAAAACAACCACACAGAGAGGAGTAGGAAAAATGATTTGTCCTAAATGTAACGGCGTTGGAAGAATCCCTTTTGGAGAAGAACCTGAAATATTTTCAGAAGAAGAATGGTTACGGAGTGCCACCTTTGAAGAGTTGGCAGGAGCAATATATGAATGGTATTCCCAAGGACATATTGAAGGGAAGAATAAAAAACTATTATCATCAGTAACAAGGGTGGTTGAGTGGTTAAAACAACCACACAAGGAGTAAATTGTGAACTACAAAATCACAAACGGCATCGGCATTTACGCAATGCCGTGTGCGAACTGCCGGTATCAGAAACGCAGCCTAAAGCAAGATCCGTGTTATTACTGTCATGCGGTAGTACAGGTTGGACGTGGATATAAAAGAGTATTTATAAATTTTGAAGAAAGGACGGAAAAGAATGAAAACGTTTAAGATTACAGTGGCACGTAAAAGGACAGACGGCTATATCATAGCCAGGGCCTTGTACAAAGTGGATGCAGAAACAGCAGAACAGGCTACGGCGAAACTAAAGAAACATTTAGTGAACGAGCCGGAAGAAGAAATTATAGAGGTGGTGGAAGCATGAGCGCGTACAAAAAGTTTGACGTGACAGTGGAATTAAGAACCTACGACAACAGGGTGTACAACACGCAGCATTTTTTGATTAAGGCAAAGGACGAGGACGAAGCAGACGCTATAGTGCATAACAAAATGGTTCTGTCCCACGAGCCGCGCTTTAAAATTATAAACGTAAAAGAAGCTGAAAGCGGGGATTGACAGCATGTATGTTTTAGATCGTAAATACGACGGCATGTACACTGGAACCACGACCAACAAAAAGATAAAGGAATACTGTAAAAGTGTTTCCGTATCAAGTTTCTGGCAAAAGGAAAGACCGACATGCCTGAACATCACTGTGGAAACGGACAAGGACGTTATTAAAATGCAGACTACCGGCGTTATGACGCTGGGCGAAATTGTGGGCCAACTGTGCAAGGCGATTAAAAGGGAAATGTAACAGGATGAAAATAGGAGTGAGCAAATGCTTACATTAGGAAGTTTATTTGATGGAATCGGCGGCTGGCTGTTGGCGGCGGTCCATAACGGAGTAAAGCCAATCTGGTCAAGTGAGATTGAAAAATTCCCAATGGCCGTTACCAAGCACCATTTCCCGGATGTGATACAGCTGGGCGACATAACAAAATTAGACGGCGCAAAGTTACCGCCAGTGGACATTATCTGTGCAGGAAGTCCATGCCAGGATTTATCAGTAGCAGGAAAGAGAGAGGGCCTAAAGGGTGAAAGAAGCGGATTATTTATCAATGCAATTAACATTGTTCGACGAATGCGAATGTCTACTGGGGGGGGACAGCCAAGATTCTTTGTGTGGGAAAACGTACCCGGAGCATTCTCCTCAAATAAGGGATTGGATTTTAGAGCCGTGCTTGAGGAAATCGGACAGACCGAGATTCCAATGCCTGCAAATGACAAGTGGGCAGAGAACGGAGTGGCACAATTACCTGGATGTGAAATCGCGTGGCGGGTACTCGATGCTCAATGGTGGGTACCTCAAAGGCGTAAAAGAATCTTTCTTGTCGCAGATTTTGATTCCATCCAGCCTTGTGCATCCAAAATATTATTTGTCGAAAAAAGCGTGTATGGGAATTTTGAGAAGGGCGAGTCAGAGAGGCAAGAAGTTACCGGAAGCGTTACGGATGGCATTGGAATACCAATCGTCCTGCGGATGCGGGGGGGGGCGTGACGGTGGCGGAAAAGGCGCACTCCTGTCAGAAAACAAATCCTTGACATTGGCTGCCAATGCGAATGACCAAACAGTATTCTGCATAGCAGGAAACACGATAGACAGAAAAGTAGAAAACGGTGGGAATGGTTCCGGATTTCAAGAGAAAGTATCTTACACATTGAACACAATGGACCGTCATGCCGTAGCAATGTCCACTACGGGGGGGCAAATCGTTTACGAAAACCACGCACAGGATTATCGGTTAAAGGAAACAAAAGTCATTCCCACGTTGGGAGTGAACCCAACACGGAATCCAACATTGGTGACGGAGATTATCCCTAACGTAACAATGTCCACTACGGGGGGGCAGAAGTGTTGGACAACGAGCAAGGCGAGTTTCATGACAAACTTTACCGAGGAAAAGGCACAGACTCTTGTGGCAACGGATTGGAAAGACGCACCTGTACTTGTAACGGAAAACAAACAGTTGGAAGCCTGTGCGCCCATGACGGACGAGGATTTAACGGACAAGATGTAAGTAACGATAAGTTGGTAATTGAGGTAACTTAGGGGGGACAGAGAGTATCGTGACAGACGAGAAAGCGTGTGATATTAGAAATTCAAAAGAAAGCGACATTAACGGAGCATTACAAAGCAAGGCGAGTAACAATATCCAATCAAACAATGTTGTGCGGCAACAGTACGCGGTTCGAAGATTAACGCCAACAGAGTGCGAGAGGTTGCAGGGTCTGCCGGACGGATACACATTGATAGATGATAAGTCGTGTAGTGACAGCGCAAGATACAAAGCGCTTGGTAATGGGATGGCGCAACCGTGCGCCGATTTTGTGATAAGACGAATTGCAGAATGCGTAAACACAAAAAAAGAAAGGACGGAATCATGAACACAGCAGAATTTTTGAATCGTTTTAAGGGAATTTTGACAGAAACATGGAAGCTGGTAAAACGGAAAAATGAACAGTATTCCACGGGTGATGCGTTGGCAAACTTTACCACAGGCGCAGAACTGCAGTATCACGATAAATCACCGGAATGGCAGTTTGAAGCACTGAAAGATTATATGCTGAAGCATGTTGCACACATTTATAATAACCCGCTGATGGGCAACGGGGTCCGGGAAAGCCTGGGCGACATTGCGACATACTGCATTATCGGAATGATTATGCGAGATTCCATAGACACAAAGCCGCCAAAAAACAAAGATTCTTGTTTTGGTTTTGATGGTGACGCAGAGTTTTCAGAAATTGAACCGCCGGACATCATAAGGTTTTATTTTAACGGAGAATCGGAACCAACTATATACGTAAAACAGGAACGAGGTGAAAGAAAGTGACGTTTCACATTGGCAGTTTTATAGGCGGCGTAATAGCCGGAATTGTTTTTGTGATAGGATATATTCTATATTCGATTCACGACGTTGACGACGAAGCAGATTGGAAAGAAGAATGATTTGATACAAGGGAAGCGGGAGTACAGAATATGATAGCAGATACGATAGAGTTTTGCTTATGGTATGAGCAGGATATTCGTTTGGCCATACTTGACGCTAAAAATAGCGCCGGGCGTGGTGGTGTGACCGGCGGGAACGGAACCGGACACATGCGCGTCAGCGATCCGACGGCAGTGCAGGCGTTACGAGCCGTACAGAAACTTAATGTACTGGACGTACCATACGGGACGGCCATCGGAATCAATAAACGCTGGCAGAATACCTATCGGCTGCGGAACCCGGCGAAGTGGCTGTTAGTCGTTGCCTTTATGAAAAGACGGTATCTGTTAGATACTGAAAACCCGCTTCACGATTTTTTTGAACGACGGTATATAAAAAAGGAAGATTGGCAAAAGACATGCAAAGATCTGCAGATTAAACGGAGCCGGTACTTTGTGATGCGCGCCGAAGTAATCCGCGCCGGGGAAGTGTACGCTGCCGGGTGCGGTGCAGCCAGCATGGAAAATATTTTAAAATAGGAACTGTCAAAAATTCACAGTTTTGACACAGGCCATTCCTGGAATGATATTGACAAAAAACGGGGTATTTAATTATAATTCAAGCGAAGGCGTGTGGGGAACACACACTGCCGGAAAACAAAACAGTAATGCAGCAGGCCGTTGGATAAAATCCAGCGGCTTTTTTATTTGCAAATACGGTTTCTCATGTTTGAATCACCTCCTACGCACAGGGGCGGCTGCGGGAGAAGGACATACCGCCGTGCGGGTTTAAGCCGCCCCGCCTACCACAAAGAAATATGGTTTGCTACGACTTTATATATTATATATAATAAAGGTCGTATCAAAAATTGAACATTTTACCCCACCAAAACGCTGATGAACACTGGTTTCAGAAGCGTTTTTTGCATGTGTACGGTAGCGTGTATTTTTCAAGTACAAAATCAGGGTACTTTAGAAAATTAGAAAAAGTATACAAGGGACGGAAAAGACCATGCGCGGCAAGATAAAAATAAACACCGTGGTTGACGCAACCAGCGGGGAAGTATTGTCACAGAGCGAGCAGATGCAGAACGTCAAATATTTTGACGAGGAAAAGGGCTATCTTTTCAAACTGAACCAAGAGAGCATAAAGACATTTCCTGGCTGCGGCCTGCCGGAAGATCTGACGGAATCAGAAACCGCAAGGCTGTACCGGTTATCATTGACCATGCACAAAGGAAGCAACCTGTTATGTTACCGCAGCGGCAACGTAACAAAGCCAATGAATACAGCAAGGATAGCAGGTTATCTGCGATTGTCCACCAGACGGACGTTACTGTTTTTACAAAACATGATACACCGGCGAATCATTGGCCGGGTAAAACTGAAAGTGGGCAACTCACAGGAAACACAATACTACCTGAATCCAATTTATTTTTTCTGTGGGAAATGGTTGAACGTGAATTTATATTTCCTGTTCCGGCGGGATTTAGACAAGTTATTACCAAAATGGGTTATTGATAGATTCTCTGCCTACGAGAAAGATAAATGACCAAAAACCTGCAGCCCCGTACAGCGAGGGCAAAATCGGCAGGTACAAACTATCGCGGCACCTTCTGAAAACGCGCCTACGGGCGTTTTAGAGCGTCGTTTTTTTGAGAGGTTAAACCTTAAAGGTTGAAATGGGCAAAAATGCTGGAACGGAGCCAAAAATACAAAAAGATAGGCCAGAGACTGATAAGAAACATACCGGACTTAAAATGGATCCGGGAAATGGGAATCAGGATTGCTTATCTTTCCAGTGACGAAGAAAAGAAAAAGAACAAACGAATCATACATGCAGAATGTACGAAGGTGGATGAAAAATATTCGTGGTGCTGCCGGTATGATTTTTTTATTACAGTCTACGAACCGAACATCATGGACTTTACGGAAGAACAGATTGAAATATTGATTGAGCATGAACTGCGGCATGTTGGTTTGGACGTAAGCGGGAAAGAACCGAAATACTACATTGTGCCGCATGACATAGAAGAATTCTGGGACATCATTGACAAGTACGGACTGCATTGGAGTGAACCTGAATGGCTGAAGGAAAAGCGAAGAACAAAGGACACGAAAACTTAATACCTTTCTCTAAACGAAGCAAGGAAGAAGCAAGGGAAAGTGGTCGAAAGGGTGGCAAAAAGTCTGGGCAATCCAGAGCCTTAAAAAAGACACTGACCGAAAGCCTGAAGGAACTTTGCACGCCGGAAGAAATCAACGAAATGAACCGTCGTTTGTTGATGATGGCCAAGCACGGGAACCTGAAAGCGTATGAACTGATCCGGGACGGACTGGGCGAGAAGCCCACGGACAAAGTGGAGATTACCGGCAACATTAACATTGCCGACACATTGAAAGCTGCCCGGGAAAGGGCGAGAGCGGCGAAAGAGAAAGCAGCAGGACAGGAGCCGCCGGGCGGTGATGATGGATGAAGAAAGAAGCACTCACGCCGGAAGAAGTCAAGCAGCTTACCGAGTTTTGCGCTGAATTTGAGCATGATCCGGTTGGTTTTGTGTGGGCCGCGTTTCCGTGGGGCGAGGGCGAGTTAGCAGGACAGGAGCCGCAGCAATGGCAGCTTGAATTGCTGGAAGATCTGGCAAAAGGGCTAAAAACTGTATCACAGGTGATACGTGAAGCGGTGGCATCCGGTAACGGTATCGGTAAATCTGCGCTGGTGGCATGGATTATTTTGTGGGCGATTAGCACACATGAAGATACCCGGGGCATTGTTACCGCCAACACCGACACGCAGCTGCGCACGAAGACCTGGGCTGAATTGGCAAAGTGGTTTAGGCTTTTTGTTGCGAACCGGCTGTTTGAATATACGGCAACAAGTATCTATTCTATTGACCCGGCGCATGAAAAGACGTGGCGCATTGACGCTATTCCGTGGAGCGAACAGAACCCGGAAGCGTTTGCCGGTCTGCATAACCAGCGCAGGCGCGTTCTGATTATATTTGATGAAGCCAGCGCCATTGCCGATACGATCTGGGAAACCGTAGAAGGTGCAACGACTGATAAAGACACAGAAATTATCTGGTGCGCATTCGGTAACCCGACACGAAACACGGGCCGTTTCTTTGACTGCTTCCACAAACAAAGAAATCGTTGGAACTGTAAACAGATAGACAGCCGGACGGTTGCGATCAGCAATAAAGAATTGCTGAATGAATGGATAGAAGACTGGGGCATAGACAGCGACTTTGTAAAGGTACATGTCAGAGGGCTGTTTCCTGATTCTGGGGATTTACAGCTTATCAGCAGATCGTTGGTTGATGCAGCTATTGAACGTGGCAAGACCATTAACCCGGAAACCTACAAAGACCTGCCGATTGTGTTTGGTGTGGATCCTGCGTGGACTGGCAGCGATTTACTGGTGTGCTTCATGCGGCAGGGCAACTACAGCAAAGTGTTGTTCACTATGCCGAAAAATGATGATGATACGCTGGTTGCTGGGAAGCTGGCGCGGCTATCGGACGAATACGGCATGGATCATGGCTTTATAGACCAAGGTTTTGGAACCGGAATTTACAGCTACCTTAAATCGCTGGGGCGTGAAAGTGACTGGACGCTTACTTCATTCGCAAACGAACCCAACGATAAATACTACCTTAATAAACGGGCTGAAATCTGGGACGAAACGCGGAAATGGCTCAAGGATGGCGGCGCGCTTGAAGATATGCCGGTCATTCGTGACGACCTGATCAGTCCCCAGGCATGGATTAACCGCAAAAACAAATTACAGATAGAGTCAAAAGAAGACATGAAAAAGAGAGGCCTGCCGTCCCCGAACTACGCGGACGCGCTGGCCTTAACTTTTACGCACCCGGTACAGCGTAAAAACCGGAGTAAATTCAGAATGGCGCGGGCTGCAGGTAAGATGCGTCGCGCCGGGGCAATGTAAAAACGAGCAAAGGAGCGTGATGACATGGAAAAGTTTAACAAAATCAAGACAATGGTTTTGACCGTGGACGGCAACAAGGTAGTGGCAGCAAGCCCGGATGTGCTGACGAACCAGCGCAGGCTGGGCAGGCGGCATACGCTGGAAATCTATAACAATTCAGACATTGCCGTGCTGTTTGGCGGCGAGGACGTGACGCTGGAAAGCGGTATGCCTATCCTGCCGAATGAAAGCCGGATGTTCCCGGTGGACGACCCGGAAGCCATTTACCTGATAGCGGAAAAACCTGCCGACGTGGTGATTGCCGAATACTGCGTCTAAACAGATGTGAGGTACGCACATGGACATGAACAACATTCTATCACAGGCCCAGGCACAGCAGACGACGGGCGGTTTTGCACCACAGCAGAACGCCAGCCCGGTTGACCTGTTGATGGCGCAGGCACAAATGATAGGGAAAAAGAAAGAACTGTCTCTGAAAACTTTAAAACAGGCCGAAAAAGAAAAGATACTTCGCGTGATCAGTCAATGCAAAGATATTGCCAATCAGCATTATGAAAAGATTGTGGAGCCGGAAATCCAGCACCGTGAAGAAAACTACTTTGCAAACGTGAAGATGTACGAAAGAAAGTTTCCTATTCTTTCCGAGTATTCTGAATGGCGCAGCATGGATATTATGAACGTCGTCAAATGGGTAACGCCGGAACTCATGGAGATATTTGCCGGTACTGCAGACCCGGTTGACATTAAAGGCGTGGACGTAAACGACGATCGTGTTGCCCGGAAGATTAAAGACTTGCTGAAATACCAGCTTTTACGGAAGAACCACTGGTTTAGTTTTCTGGAAGCTGTCCTGAAGCCTTGCATTGTTGACAACTTCGGCATTGCCAAAGTGTACTGGCTGCACAATGAGGAACGCGAACCGTATGAAGTCATGTTTGACGCTGCCAATCGCAGTCAATTCATGGAGTTAGCGGCAGCCATTGAGAACGGCGAAATTGAAATTACCGGAATGAAACCGCTGAATGATGGAGCCGGACAATTCTATAAGATAGAGTTTGACCGCATCATTATCAAAGCCAACAACCCGGTAATAGAACACCTGCCTGCATCGGAATTCCGATTTACGCCGGAAGCGAAATCAGTACAGGAGTGCAAGTTTGTGGCGCACAGGAAGCTGGTACAGGGCGATTACCTATTCCGCAAAGAAGAAGAAGGCGTGTATCAGAACGTCCGCGAAGCACTGGAAAGCGTGGGAGACACGAAGCCGACATCTTCTGAACTGTACCATAACGACGAGATAAACAATATCCGGGAACGTTTATCGGACAACGACGATGCTTCCAAGAACGTTGAACTGTACGAGTGCTACATTCGCACAGACTACAACAACGACGGCAAAACGGAAAACCTGATTGTCCATATCGTAGGCGACGTGCTGCTGTCCGTACAGGAAAACAAACCTGGGATTGTTCCGTTCTTTATAGCGCAGGCCGTCAAAGACAGCACCATGATTTTTGACCCGAAAGTAAGTTACCTGCAGGATCTGGAACAGATGCAGGATTTAAAGACTGCACTTGTCCGGCAAATCATTATCAACGTAGCGTTGGCCAACAGGCCGCAGAAGTTTATTGAAGAAAACGCCATTGATATTGATTCTCTGATGGCCGGGGAAGAATACGTGTTTACCAGTCAGGGCAAGCGCCCGTCAGAGGTAGTATTTATCCCGCCGTCCAGTCAGTTGTCGCCAGCGGCGTTCGATTTAATACAGTACGCACAGAACGATATTGAATCTAACAGCGGCAGCACCCGATACAATCAGGGCATGGACAGCCAGAGCCTGAACAAAACAGCCACCGGCATCAAAGCGATAATGGGCAAGAGCCAGCAGCAAACCAAACTGCTTGCGCGCCGTATCGCAGAGAATTTCCTTATATCGGTATTCAAGTACCTGATTGTGTTGAATCAGGAGTATATGCGTCCCAACGAATTGTTCCGGCTGACCAACGAGAACATTACCATTCGCAGGGAAGAATTGGACATTGATTATGACCTGATCGTGGACATCGGCGGCGGCCCCGGAACCAAAGAAGCGACTATCCAGTACCTGATGCTAATGCTGCAGCAGTTATATCCTGTTCTGGAACAGCGCGGTATTGTTGACGGATCCGGTTGGCATAGCGTGGCCAAGGAACTGCTGGATGAAATGGGACTGAAAGGCGCGACCGGTTATCTCATTGACCCGAATACGCCGGAAGGAAAAGAAAAGATGCAGGCAGCGCAGGCGGCCATTGCGCAGAAAGAAGCCGAAGCCCACCAGCGCGAACTGGAAAAGATTAAACTTAAAGGCGATATTGAAATTGAAAAAGCGAAGATACCGCGCCTGGGAGTGTATTACAACGAACTGCCGGTAGACACGCAGCAGCAGCTGTTAAACGATTTTAACCTGAAATCCAATATCAGCCAGTTGCAAAAGGAAAAGGAAGAAGCGAGGGAATATCGTGTTCAGAGATATGGACTCTTTAATCGCAGCAGCTAAAGCGCTGAATATGACGCCGGAGCAATACAGACAAAGCAGGGAACGCCTACAAATATTACAGGCATACATTGACAACGGAAAAGACGCAGAAACCGTCAGGGACTTTGCAGATGCCATTGTCAAAGAAGTAGGCAAGGAAGTAAATGAAAAAATGCTGGATCCAAACAGCGACTTGAACCTGCTCCGTGGGTATTACCGCGGGGCGGTTTTATTTCAGAAGAAAGTATTAGCGGTTATCCAGATGGGCGAACAAAAACGTGCCACGCTGGATGCAATTAAAAAATCACAAAAGGAGTGAACACCATGAAGGACGACTTCAAAATTATCATGCAGCTGCACGCGGAAGGTGATGCACCAGCCGCCGCAGCCCCGGCAGCAGCAACGCCTGCTCCGGCAGCGACACCAACACCGGCAGCCGCAAGCAGTCCTGCTCCGGCATCCACGGCGCAACCAAGTACACCCGCTGCACCGTCAGCACCGGAACCGGCAACGCCAAAACCTGCTCCGGCAGTACCGGAATATAAGGTACTGGCAGATACAGGCGGCGGCACACAGCTGATAATGGACGCCAACGGGCAGAAACGTATCATTACCGTGGAACCGAAGAAAGAACCGGAACCGGCACCGGTCCCCGGAACAGGCACGGAACCGCAGCCACAAACTGCAAACCCCGCACCAGCAGCGCAACCGGCACCGGTCCCCGGAAATGAACCAGCGGAAACGGATGCAGAACCGACACCGGCCAATACATTGACAGGGCAGCCGCCGCAGGCCGCGCCCATGTACACACCGGAAGAATTAAGCCTTGCGATTCAGTTAGGCGCGGTTGATGAAAGCCGTATTCCTATTAGCATGGCGATCCAGTACGGACAGTACAAGGAACGCATGGCACAGCAGCAGGCCATTGCCGCAGGCCAGCAGCAGGCGCAGCAGAATCCGAAGCCGAACGAAGCTGCACAGAAGATGGAGTTTATGAAGAAGCTGGAAGATACTGCGCGGCAAATGACGTTGAAAGAGTTAGGACTGACCGAAGATGATTTAAACGATTCACAGTATGCGGATTACAGCGACAACCCGGATTTGGGCGAACGCGTCAAGATGTTTAATACCGCACTGGAATATAATCGGCAGCATATTATCAACGACGTTCAGGCCAGGCAGGCGAAGGCCCAGCAGCAGGCCGCTTCCCAAAAGGCCGTGAACGACAGTATCATCGCTTTTGCTCAAAGTGAAATTAGGACAGAACCGAAATTCACAGAAATTAATAATGCGATGGAAACATATTATCAGGAATTGCCTTGGGCGAAAGCAGATAAGTATGCGAAAGCATTGAACGCCTATAAGGCGGGAACCGCAACAGAAGAGCAGGCAAACACACTGAAAGAGTATTATGACGAAGTCAAAAAGATGATTTACGCAAAAGCTAATAATTTGTCAACAACTCCAACACCGGTAGTGCGCACACCGGCGCGAGTTGAAAGCCCGGGTACTGGGCTGGATACACCGAGACAGGCAGACCCCACAGAGTTACGAGGCCTTGACTATATGGGTAAGATTGCCTGGCTCGCAAAACACACAAAGTAATTTAAGAAAGGATGGTAACAAAACATGGCAGATGTAACCAGAAATCTCGGCCCGTCAAATTCCCAGTCCAGTTACGGGGAAGCTATCGGACATGCCGAGGACTACGACAAAATCATCAAAAACATTGATCCGAACATGACTCTTTTCCTGAATCTGTTCGGAAAGCTGGATAACGCAACACAGTTGCAGTTTATCTGGACGACTGAAGGACTGCGCCCGCCGCAGGTGAACGCGCATCTTGAGAAGTTCGATTACACCTTTGAAAAGGTGAACGGTATTCGTCACCTGCAGAACTTCCAGCAGCACGTTTACAAATCCGGGTACATTACTGACGCGCAGATTAAGGCCGGTAAAATTTATACCCCTGACGAACTGCCGCGCCAGAAGTTTAATGTGTCCCAGCAGCTGGCAAGGGATATTGAATTGGCCCTTGCGAAAAACGATGTAGCCCGTGCAGAAAACGGATCCACCCCGGCAATGACCGGCGGCGTTCGTTATTTCATGAACACGGAAAAACAGGCCTGCACTATCGCCACCACCGGCGTAGTAACCACTATTACGTCCCCGAGTGATACCACTGCGGTAAATCACGGCCTGCATACCGGCGACTTTGTTTTCTTTGTGGCAGGTACTATGCCCAGCGAAATCAAAGAAGATCTGGTATACTACATTGCCGAAATTGAAAATGCACCGACCACTTTCCAGCTGTACAACACTATGGAAGGCGCAATCAAAGGCATCGCGGCTGACAAAGTAACGCTGGCCAGCGCAGCAACCACCAGCAACGCTATGTATATTGTGAAAAACAATGTACGCGACCTGGGCGGCAACAACGACTTCACGCTGGACGATATTAACATCGTGCTGGAAATGGCGGCCAAACGTGGCGGAAGCCCGACCGAAGCATTCATGTCCAGCCCGAAAATGCGCCGGTTCAACTCCCTTGTTAATGCGCTGGCAACCACCAACCGCAAATCCGGGGACAAAAAGATGGATATGGTTACTACCACTTACATCAGCACGGCGGGCGTTATCAATGCGCGTGTACATCCGATGTACGACGACAACTGCATTGACATTCTGGATCCGCAGTACTGGCACCGCAAAGACTTTGATCCCGTACATCCGGTCAAAGACCTGCCGAAAACCGGTACTTACGATACCTTCGGCCTTGAAGGTTGGATTGGCCTGCAGGCCGACCAGCCGCTGTCTTCCGCTTCCATCATCGGTATTAAACGGTGAGCAGGACGCGTGTAAAGGCGTAACTTCCAAAACGGACACAGACTTTAAACGGTTTGTGTCCGTTTTTTACTAATAGGGGGAATTGAAATGATCACAAAACAGGAGTTTTGGGATTTAAAAGACGGCAAAGGCACTGTCTTATTGCGCAACACATACGATTGCAGCGCCGCGCTGGAACTGGCAGCCGAAGTAAACAAAGGCGGCGGCCCCATGATGGGAAAGCGTAGCGACGATTGCGAAGTGTTGGGCTTCATCCCAAATGAAGAATGGTTGTATGACATGTACCTGATTGCTGCACGTTCTGCACAGCGTCGCGGTGATATGGGGAAATACACCGAGTATATCAAGAAGTATTTCAGAAATAAGAACAAATTTGCCACGCCACACCGGCGTATTTACTGGCAAGGCTCTTCGGCGGTGATACTGAAATGATTACTGTACAGAAAATCATCCGGTTAGTCCGGTTCAAAGAAAATGATAATGATGAAATTAAATATTCCGATTACGATATTCTCTCTTCACTGAATGAAGTGATCCGGTACATGAATTTACGGTTTTCCATGATGAACAGTGACTTTTTGGAAAAAGCCGTTGTGCTGGACGAAAAGAAAATCAATGAAGAAATCGCAGCGTATAACGCGCAACAGGCCGATGAGGAAGACAGGAAAGAAATGGTTCGTTTCGGCCTTACCGGCGTAGACTTGCCGGATGATTTTCTGTCTTTAATGGGTGTGGTTCGCGCAGGAGCAGGCTACTGCAACGAATATAAGCTAAAATGCGGGCAGTCCGGTATGCGGCTGGCCCCGGATGAATATTACATCTTGGGTAATAAACTGTTTACCCGTTGCCGTACCGTGCGGCTATTGTACCGGGCATCTATCCAGCAGGCAACATCCACCACGGATGAAATCAGTTTGCCGGAATTCTTTTTGGACGGGCTGGCAAAAATGACAGCTATGATTCTGCACAATGATGCGAACACGGACGTAATGCGAGAAGCCATGGACAAAGTGATTGATTCTATGGTTCCGAGTCGCCGGTATTCCAATGTTAGAGTAAGAATGCCGTTTAAGGTGTAAGGCAGGTGAGCGACGTGATTGTTAGTGAAGCGTTAATCGAAATCCGAAACAAAATAAATGATCGTGACGAAGTAGGACTTTCCAATGAAGAACTGCTGGCCTATTTCAACGAAGCGATTGAATTTATATCGCAGTATCTGGCAGCGGCCAATACGCCGGTGCTGTTACACGACACAACTATCACAACGGCCACGGCCACGCTACCCGATAATTTTATCAAGCTGGCTGGCATTTTTCCTGTAAAAATCACAGGGAATACAATCGCGCTGCTGGACACTCCACCGCAGACAATCCGCTATTATGCCGGGTTTGGCCGGGCAGATATGAACGAAGAAGTGCCGCTGGTGAATGAAGCATTGGTTCGCGTAGCAATACGACTGGCGGCCATTTATGCAAACAACCAGCAGGCGCTGGACGTGACGCAGGACAAATCACTGCTGAACGATTTACAAAATGCAATTATGGCGGCGGTTGGCGTCGCGCAAGGGGGATGATGAACCATGAGCATACCGGCAAGCACGGTTCTGCGGCACATTCGTCTGCAGATCAATGATTTTGATGAAGCGAAAGTTTCAAACTTTCAAATCTTAATATTTTTAAACCGCGCATTATCTGCTGTTTCATCGGCAATAGCGGCGCGCGGGCTGGACTTTTTGACGGCTTCCCATGTATACAGCAGTCCCAGTGAAATCACCGGGGCTGCGCTTCCCGACGACTATCAAAGCGTCCGGGAAGTAACAGACGGTTCAGGCTACACGCTTACACCAACTTACATTACAAAAACACCGCAGACATACGAATACAAAATCATGGGAGAAAAGATTTACTGCGGCGCATCTTCCTACACGTTGTTTTATCAGCGGTTCATCGGGCCGGTAGACGATCTGGACACAGACAATATCGCAGTACCTGCTTATTGCCTGGGGTTGATTGTACAAACCACAGTCAATCTTATGCAGGGTATGGCCGCGCCGGAACTGGTGCAGGCCATCAACAATATCATTGATACAGACATACCCAGCCTGACATACGACAAAAAGAGGGGAAGGGTGATTGAAAATGCTGGTTGAAGAAGCGGTAAACCGAATTAAAGCAGCCGGACGCGGCACAGGGAAAGATTGGGCAGTGGACAGGGTAATAGACTTTCTGAACACGGCGTTGCTTCAGGTGAGCGCATTACTGGCAGCAAACAAATACCCGCCTATCGTGCAGACAATAGAGTTAGAGGACGGCGACGACCTGCCGGAAAATTACCTCTATTCCTGCGGAACCTATCCAATCCGCATCACGAATGGCAAGGTAGAGTTTTTAGACGACAGCATGGAAACAATACGTTTCCGGTACTTTAAAAACATTGGCAAGGTTATCAAAACAAGCGACAACATGCCGTTTACAAATGACGCGATTAACGAAGTCGTGATTAAAGGGGCAGTGCTGCTTGCACTGAATGAAAACGCGGTTCAAATCGGACAGGATGCACAATTAGTAACGGCGCTGCAGCAGGCAGTGGCCGGTGGTTTAGCAGGCGGTTTGGCAACGGAGTAACGAAACATGAGCAGCCAGAAATCAAAACTTGAACAGATTCCGAATAGCGTTAGCGGTGACGGTAAAACGTTCGCGGTACAACTGAAAAAGTTTTTGCAGGCCTTCCGTGATGATACAGATAAAAAAATAGATGGTATCGGCGCGGGTGCAGTGGAACAGGTTTTTGGTCTGCGCTTAACAGAAGAACACGACTACGATTCCAAAGGGAACCCGATCAATAACATTTTGGTGGAATTTGACAATACCAATGTTACAAACTATCTGAACGCGCAAATATGGATGCAGGAAGAAGATGACAACTCGTATCAACTGGTGGGAACGACCAGCAATGTAAGCTATACCATTCCAGATGTTAAGACAGGACACACCTATTATGTAAAGGTAGTCGCCTGCAATACAAACAGTGGCACAGCGGATTTTGCCAACGCTCCGGTTGACTTCATTGAAATAACCGGAAGCGTGCTGGTTCCGGCAGCGCCCACGCAGTTTTTCCTGACGATTGACGAAGAAGGTCCACTGTGGGAATGGCAGTTTGTGGACAATGGGTATGTAGACTTCTTTGAATTGCGCATGGACGGTTACGCAGGACGATGGGACGCAAACCACTTGGACAGCACCCGTAATCATTTTTCACGGGCAAACCCGCCGTCACGCAGCGGAACAGCTTACCTGTTTATTCGCAATATTTACGGCATGTACAGCCTGCCCGCTACACATACATTTAACATCGCGGCACCGGCGAAACCGAATGACCCGGTATTGGAAATGACGCTGGACGGTGTAGTGATTACAATGGATCCGTTACCGTCCGGCTGCATCGGGTATGAACTGGAAATCACAGACTGGGAAGGAAATACCGAAATCTTTGAGAGTAAGAATTACCAGTTTATCTATTACCAGTTTTCGGGAAGCATCTCTGCCAGGTATCGGTTTGTTGACCCCGTAGGACATGGCGAATGGTCTGATGCAGCTTCGGGAAACATAAAGACTGTACTTGCTGCGACGGAGTTACCGCCTATCAGCTATGATAAATTCGACGCGGCGACAAAGGCGGCAGTGGATAAGGCAAGCACAGCTTTAACAGCCGTCGCTGACCTGCAAACGCAGTTAATGGATATTATCACGGAACAGGGCGAAGGTACGTCAACACAGTTCCAGTTGCTGCAATCCCAGGTAAATACCAACGCAAACAGCATCAGTACCATGATAGCCAATCTGAACGTGGATCCATCGACTGCCACTTCATACACAGCTATCAATTTATTGCAGCAGCAGGCAGATAGTATTGCGTCAACAGTAGCGTCAAACAAGACTACACAGGACGGAATCAACACAACAGTCAGCACAAACATTTCCAATTTGCAACAGACGGCCACCGGATTAACTTCCACCGTACAGACCTTGCAAAGTACAGATACTGCGTTAAGCAACCGGATTACAACCAATGCCACTAACATTACACAGACCAGCAATAACATTGCTGCAGTGGTAACAGAATTAAGTAAAACAGATCCAACAAAGGTTAATTTTGCAGCGATTACCGCATTGTCAAACGGTATTGATTTGTGCGTAAAAGACACTGACCTGACCGGACAGGAGATTGTAAACCGTATCAATATCCAGCCGCAGGTAACGACCATTGACGGAAAATTCCTGCACGTTACTGGCAACACCGTGTTTGACCAGTCCGTTATTGTTGGCGGCTCTATTGCTTCCGGTGCCATCACAGCTGCGAAAATCGCAAGCAGCGCAGTAACAACGGAAAAGTTAAATGCTGGCGCTGTTACGACTGCAAAAGTTGCTGACGGCGGTATTACTGCCGTTAAGATTGGAGAAGGTGCAGTTATTGCCGCAAAGATAGCGGCTAATGCAGTGACCACGGCAAAGATAGCCGCCAATGCAGTAGACGCAACAAAGATAAGCGCTGGTGCAGTTACGGCAGCAAAAATAGCGGCAGGAGCAATAACCGCTGAAAAGATAGCAGCCAACGCAGTGACTGCTGATGCGATTCAGGCAGGAAGCATTATTGCAGAAAAAATAGCATCCAATGCGGTTACGGCAGATAAAATTTATGCCGGTTCCGTGACAGCCGTAAAACTTGCAGCCAACGCAGTAACTGCAGACAAGATTAAAGCCGGAGCCATTACCGCTGAAAAGCTGGCGGCGAAAACAATGCAGGCGTTAGGACTGACGATCGGAACGATTGGAAACACGTCCAGCGGCGCACGCATGGTTTTGTCTGATAATCTTATTCAGATCTACGACGCAAACAACGTGCTGCGGGTAAGGATGGGCGTTTGGTAAAGGAAGTGAGGACATGGCGGCAGGTTTACAGGTATACGCGTCAAACGGCAAGCTGGATGTTGATATTACAGACAGGCTGCCGAGGTTTTTAGGAACGGCGCAAATTGGCGGTACGCAAGAGTCTGGAACAATCAGTAACCCAGGTATCAGGGCGGGTACAAATATTTGGTGGTTCATTTTATCGCCGACAACAAATTTCAGTAACCCGGAAGCAAGCAATCCAAAATATGAATATCCTGTTATCACACAGGGAGAAGGTTTTTTAGCATGGAGATTTCCGAGTGGAAGGAAATTGTCCTGCACACTTTTGTACGGAGTGTATTAAATAATGCCTGATGCTGGTATGACGGTTTACAACGGAAACAACAAAATACAGATTGACGGATCGTATAAAAACCTGTATCTGTCACGGAAGATTACATTGTCCGGCGCAGGGGTAACAAGCGGTTCGTTTGCCAGCGGTGAGGTAATAGCAGCTGTGGGCGGCACAGGCGCGCAGACGATTGACGCATACTGCGTAAACTCGCCTACCGGTTGGACATGTACGGTTAAATCGTTTTCTGCCGGAATGTGCGTCTATGTGTTCTCAACCAAAGTCACAGCAAGCGCACACGGCGCAGGCCTACAGGTTTTCAATGGTAGTGGCGATATAGTCTATGACAGTAACAACAAACATCCGCTTGTTGTTGGTTTTGGACAGTCTGATAGCAATTCCGTGGCCACTGCAATACGTCCGGCTATAGCGGTTTGCAACCATCAGCGCATTGCCTATACAGACAAAAAAGAATGGATAGAGTATAAATACGAACCAAAGCAAGAATCTGTATTTCATCCGGCAGAATATGGTTATAAAACGGTAACAAAATATAATGTACCAGTTTATCACCCGGCAGAATATGGTTACTACTGGACAACCGGTTATTACGATTATCAGTGGGTAAATGGACAATATCAAGCCGTTTGGGTTGGGCCACAATACGTATACGGTTTAATCAAAGAAGCCTATACGTCGTATGAGACTGTAACAACAACCGAATATGGCATTGTAAAAGATGCATACACGGAAACTGTTACAAATTGGTACTTTTACAGATACACTTACGAAGTGCTTTATACAAAATGGAAAGAAAGCAATTTCAAATTAAGTGCAGGAAAAATTGTAACAGCTGAAGTCAATAGCGGAACGACTGGAGAAGGCTCGGTAAGACTGATTGAGAAATATCAGACAACTGGTTCAAGCGATCCATGGGAAAGATACACCAGCGGGTACAAATACAAAAGCGTAGTGGTTGACACAAGATCATGGTTACTGTTTGACGTAAAAGACTTATAAGGTAAACGGGTAAAAGTAGGTGGAATCGTGGAACTAATCTTTCAAGTCAAAAACCAAAGGTTATATCTTAATACGGTGAACAAGGTGGTAGCAGACAGTAAAAACTATCTGACTGCCGCCTTTTCATTTACGGATGATTGGGACGGAGCCGTAAAGACGGTACAATTCACCAAAGGCACTACGACAACCAATGTTGTGCTGGACTCCACGACGAATACGTGTACAGTGCCGCAGGCTGTGTTGTCTGGCGAAGGTGAGTTTTACGTTAGCGTCTTTGGTTCAAAAGAAAACGGCGCAACCATTATTACAGCCAATACAATTAAAATTGAAGTGCTTCCCAGCGGTTTTATTGCAAACCCAGGAACGATAAGCGAAGCGGATGCGGCAGCATTGCAAGCCCATGCGGACGCAGTAACGGCAGTCACAAACAATTCCACTTTGAGCGCAGGCGGGTATGTGCATCAAATACTTTTTACAGTAAGAAATCAAAGCATGTACCTGACTACACGGGGAAAGATTGTTGCTGATTCGCAAGGGTATTTAGGCGCAAAATTCCTGTTTACAGACGACTGGGACGGCATGATTAAAATTGCCCAGTTCAAGCGTGGTGGACTCTTTTACAATATCATGCTGGATGAAAATGATGAATGTACCGTTCCGTGGGAAGTGTTGGTGGACGAAGGGATTTTCATTGCCAACGTGTTCGGCAACAATCCGCAGAATTCAGCAAACCGGATCATAACGGTAAATCCGGTAGAGGTACATGTAGAAAAAAGCGGCCTGACAGAAGGTGAATTACCGTCAAATCCCACGCTTGGCCTTGACGGACAGGTGCTGTTTGAAATTTACCAATATGCGGAATCTGCAGCGGCAGCGGCTTCTGCAGCGGCGACATCTGCAACGAGTTCTCAAAGGTATGCAACGGACGCCGGAGAGTACGCTTCTGACGCAAACACAGCGGCAGGAATCGCAGAGAGTGCAGCAACATCTGCAGCGGCCAGTGCATCCAGTGCAGCCACCGACGAGGCAGCAGCTGCAAACATGATTACGGAAGTCAGCAATCTGAAAACGGAAATCACTGCTTTGTCTGCTACTGTAAATGAAGCGGTAGAGAACATGGACACGTACCAGCAGTCGGCGGCTGACAATGCAGCGCTTGCGGAAAAATGGGCGACGTACACAGGCGGGACCGTTGACGGAAACGAATTCTCTGCAAAATACTATGCAGGCCAGGCGGCTACGCAGGCGGCGGCGGCAAGCACGTCCGCAACGGCGGCAACTGCCAGTGCAACAGCGGCGGCGGCTTCTGCTACAGCGGCAGCAGGTTCTGCGGATGACGCGGAAACCTATAAAAATAACGCGGCCAGCAGCGCAACATCTGCGAGCGAGAGTGCAACAGCAGCGGCAACGGCGGCAACAAACGCAGGGAGCAGTGCGACGGCAGCAGCACAATCAGCAACAGCGGCTGCAAATAGCGCAACCAGCGCGGGAAATTCTGCCGTAGCCGCTTCCCAAAGCGCAACAGCTGCAGCCACATCGGAAAGCAATGCCAGCGATTATGCAAGCGACGCAGCTGAAAGTGCATCTGCTGCCGCAAGCAGTGCCAGTGATGCGGCAGATAGTGCAAGCGACGCGGCCACTTCGGAAAGCAACGCCGCAACCAGCGCTTCAACGGCCACTACAAAAGCGGGCGAAGCATCGCAAAGTGCGACTGCCGCTGCCGGTAGCGCAAGCACAGCAAGCACAAAGGCAAGCGAAGCGGCATCCAGTGCGTCAACGGCCAGCACAAAAGCAGGAGAAGCGGCCAGTAGCGCCCAATCTGCTGCAGGGAGTGCCAGCGCTGCCAGCACGTCAGAAACAAATGCAAGTGACTCTGCGTCAGCTGCGGCAACGTCTGAAAGTAATGCGGCTGACAGCGCCAGTGCAGCAAGCACATCGGCGAGTGCAGCAGCCAGCAGCGCGACAGCGGCAGGAACCAGCGAAACCAATGCGGCTAACAGCGCGAGCGCGGCAGCAGCAAGCGCAAGTGCTGCGTCAACAAGCGCAACGTCAGCGGCAGCAAGCGCAGCAACAGCACAGACGATAATAGAAGGGCCACATTTTGAATTCGATTCAAACGGGTATCTGTATGTTGTTTATTAAGAGGTGCTTATCATGCCTTTACAGAGAGAGGGAACGAACGGGCAGCTTCATACGATAGAGTTTAGCGACTTTACCGGCGGCATCAATTCCAGCGTGGCGCCGCAGCTGCTGGCAGGAAATGAATACCTGCAAATCAAGAATTTTGAATATGATAAAAATATCCTTGTGACACGGGGCGGCCTGTCTGCTCCGCTGTCTACATACGAGGAAAATATTAAAGCATTGTTCTATGACGATTCCACCAACACGTTTCTGGTGGTTTTGTCAGACAAGAAAGTGTACCTGGACAACCTGACGGACACTCCGGTTCTTGCTGGTACGTTGACCGGAAACCTGCAGCCACACTTTTGCCGGTTCGACGGGAAAATCTTTATCGCCAGCGGCGGCAAGCTGCAGTATTTTGAATATACAAATCATACGCTTGTGACGATTACAGCCAGCAAACTGTGCAATTTTGTGTTTGAACGGTTCGGCAGGCTGGTTACGACGCACACCGGCGACGACAATTTGTATTATTCTGCCGTTGGTGATCCATACGAAACCGGATGGACAGAGAATACAAGTGACGATTCTTCTGCAAAGTCTTTGGAAATCGGTTACAAGGACGACGGGGACATACAAAAAGTGCTGCCAATCAGCGGCGACATCGCCATATTTAAAACAAATGGCAGGATCTATTCACTTGCTGGAGAGTACCCAAACTGGACGGTGCAAATGGTTGGCGACCACAGCGATACCGTAACTGCAGACGGTATTACAGACCTGGGTTCGACTATAGCGTTTATGACATCCAGTGGTTTGAAATCTTTGGAAGCTGTACAGGTGTATGGTAATTTTTCCGTCAACACAGAGTTTGCAAGGAAATTCAACAAATCACTGGTAAGCGGCACGGTTTACAATCCGAAGGTGTACAACATATACCGGAAACGCCAGCTTTTAATCTGCCCGGACACATCAAATGATGCCGGAAAACAGAAGCTGTATTGCTTCCAGTATGATATTGGAGCCTGCATTTATTTTGAATTCGGGCTTCCGATAACGGATATGGCAGACACGCAGAACAATGTAATAATTGCAAGCGGCGCATCGTTATACCGGTGGAGCAGGGAATTTGCGACAGACAACGGAACTGCAATAGACCAGCTTATTGAAACAAAAGAGTTTGCGTCCAGCAGACGGATTTACACGCGCATGATCGACATTGGTATCAAAGGAACTCCGGCATTAAGTCCGGTATATTTTCGCTGGGCAGATAAATGGCTGCGGTACATGCTTGGCAACAGGCGGCATACAATTAACGTGTTCAGTGTATGTAGGCAGGACACATTAAAAATCAGTACGCAGGCAAAAGTCGCAGTGGATTATGTAAAATTTTACGCAAGTGAAGTGTAAAGGGGGACAACGATATGAACTACGGAACACCGGAAAAATGGGTTGAGTGGTATGAAAAGAAAACAGGCGATACATTCACATTGCCGGAAGGCTACACAGTGAACTTTCACGAACGCAGGGGTATGGCCACTTTCCTCCCGGATCTGGAAAACAGGATGCTTGTTGTTGGATATGTGATTGGTGATGGACGGTTCTGGCATGATGCAATAGAAATGATTGCAAAGCAGAATGGATTCCGCTATATCGCAACAATCTGCACAAGGGACGTTAAGGCATATATCCGGTTCTGGAAATACAAGATCATAAAACAATGGGACAAAGACGGGCAAAAACGTTATCTTGCCAGAAACAGGGGTGGATGTTATGCCACACTGACGTACCGGGGCAAGGACGAAAAAACAGGTGTTGACACTTACATGGTGATACAGTACATGGTTCCGGGAGAAAAGCCGAAGCTGGAATAAATCCGGCTGCGGCTTTTATTTTTTAAGAAAGGGGCGAAAATGATAATGTTTTTTTCTGCAGGGTATTACGATAAAAGCGGTAGTTTTTGCTTTGAAAAATTCACAAGGCAATGTCGGTTTAAAGGCGGCACTACCGTAACAAACACAAGCACATACACACCTACGTCAGAAGAAATCCGCTTACAGAAACAGTCAGCCGATTATTCTGAAGCAGTAGCACCGAACGCATTGCGGTTAAACAACACTGCCGCCGGGTTATTGTGGGATTCATTGGGAAGCACCCAGGTTGATTATACGAAGCTGAACAATGATGCGCAGCGGCAAATAGCAAGTGCGCAAGGAACGTTAAACGGTTTACTGAACGGGAAATTACCTGCTGCGTATGAACAAAACATGCAGGACATCATTAACCGGGGCGTTCAGAGATCTTCCGGCAACCTGTTAAACAATTTGGCACAGCGCGGCGTAATTAATAGTTCTGTAACCAGTCAGGGGTTGAAAGACATTTCTGATTCTGCTGCGAACGCTATGGCAGACGCATACACACAGAATATCGGTTTACTGTCTCAACTGTCAGGACAACAGATTGATTCCGCAACGGCTGGTATCACTGCTGGAGCAGCAGCGCAGGAAGCGGCGCAACAGCCTGCACTAAATCTGTGGAACGCTTCACTTGGTCTGAACGGAAGCACAACCGGTGCATTAGGTGCAGCGGCAGGCAAAGGCACTACGACCAGTACGCAAACACAGTCCGGTGGCGGTGGATTCTGGGGCGGCCTTGCTTCCGGCATCGGAACCGGTTTAATCGGACTGTTCTGCTTTGTCGGCAGCACAAAGATTGACACACCGCACGGGAAAGTGAAGCTCAGGGACATCAAAAAAGGCGACAAAGTTATTTCCTTTAACCCTGAAACCGGAGAAGATGAAATCTGTGAAGTTCTGAAAGTATCTGACGTATCACTGGAAAGGGTATTTGCGATTCAGACCGTGGACAAGGAAGGTAAGACACATCACGTTGTTACTACCCCGAGCCAGCCGCTTATGCGTTATGACGGAAGTTACGTTACATTAAACAACATCATTATCTGTCAGACAGAACTCAAATCCGCTGGTATTGTAAAAGGGATTACATACAACGGCAAACAGCCTGTATTTGACCTTTGCGTTTCCGGTCCGAAAAACTATTACGCGAATGGATTTATCGCAAAGGACGGCAGCGAATTCTGGGGGAAGGAGTAATGTGCTATGGCTAACAAATTCAGGACAGTATATAACAGCCCGTATAACACAGGTTTTGACGCAAACTCATTCCGCAGGGTGGCCGCGCAGGATCCGCAATTCGCACTGGGCGAGATTATAGGCAGCGCATTGGCCGGTGCATACGCCAACAATTACAACAACCGTGGTATCAACAAGGCGGTAGACAAGGCGCTTGCAGAATACGGCACAGACCAGCAGGGCAATAACGTAGCTGGCGCAAGCATGAGCGACATGGACGCATTGAACAGTGTGCGTCAAAACATGGGATTAGACAACCCGCAGGAGCAACCCGTTATTTCAGTCGGCACCGTGCCGAAACAAAGCCCGAAGGAGTTAGCGGAACTCATGGCCGCACCGCAGGCACAGCCGGAAACACCGGAACAATCTATTGAAAGGCTGGCGCAAATGCCGGGAGCCGGTATCATTGCGCAGGAAAACGCAGGCAGACGGCTTGGTGAATTCAATAAAAAAGACGCTATGTTGCGAGCTGAACAGCAGATGATTAAAGATGGACGCACACCGTATCAGGTTGAGCAGGCTATGCGAATGTTGGAACCGCATTTTGACCGGATGCAGGACGACTACTACCGGACACAATCTGACCGCATCATGGCAGAACTTGGACAGGGAGAGTTGTCTGATGCCGATTACAAACAGCGTATCGTGGAACTGGCTCGCCTGGGCGATTATGGCAGGGACGCGGCCAATATTTACGGCAAGGATATTGTAACTGGACGGGAACGTTGGAACGCAGAACAGCAGGCCGCAAGGGAAGATAACCGATTTAAACAGCAGGCCGCATTGCGGGAAGTTGACGCAGCAAACAGGCTTGCGATAGCCCGCGAGCGAGCAAGGTTATACAGCAACAGCAGAAGCAATGGCAACACAAGGGCTGGACTTCTTGGCGGCGGCACACGGCAAACCAATGGCGCATCAGCAAAGACAAGATCCCCGCTTGATTCTGCCGAATTCAAATACATAGACACACAGATAAATAAAATTGCTGATATTCCTGAAGAAGAAAGAACGCCGGAACAGAAACGATTCTTTGACCAGTACAAAACGGTGCGCGATCAGATTGTCGCACGTTCTTTTGGAAATCAGTTTGATTATCACACACCGGATGAACGCGGTAACAACAATGCTAACCCGCAAGTTGGATTCAATCCGAATAATTATGATCAGGCCGTTCCATACTTCCGTGGCTTTGCAAAACGTGGCAATTTCAGAAAAGAAGATATTGCAAAATATATCCGGCAAAAATATTACGGCCTGAAGCCGGACGACACCAGCAACGAATTTGTAGAATCTATTATTAGAGAACTTTAAGAGTACATACGAGGTAAAGCGTATGAGCATCTATGAAGATATTGACAAAGAGTTTCAAAACTTCATATCAGATAAAAAGCCGAAACCGGTTGGCCTGTTAAGTAATGGATCCGCATCGGACAACAGCACCGGTTACGACGCCATGGAAAAAGAAATGGCAGAGATGGGCTATCGCAAAATGAGTAAGCCTACCATATTAGATAATGGACTTACAAGGGGCGTGGCTGGCGGCATAATTAGCTCTATTGCCAATGATGCAAATTTTGTAAGTGGCTTACTGGGGACAGACGGGAAAATTGGTAGTGCTATTCAGAAAATGGCCACGCCATTTGCAAGGGAAAGAGATTATTCATACGAAGAAATGACTGGGCATCCTTTAGAATACGCTTCCGACCTGCAAAACGGCCTTTTGTTTGATATTGGAAGCGGGATTGGCAGCAGCGGCGAAAGTATGGCAGAAACAATTCCCATTACAGCAGCCGCTTCAGCAGCAGCCAGCAGAATTAAAAAAGCATTGCCCGAAAACGCAACAGCACCGCTTACCGGCGCTTTGGCATTGGCAACAGGAATGGCACAAGGCTTACCTGGTGCAAAATATGTATTAGGCACAAAAGCCGGTCAAAAACTTTCTCCCGCAGCTGCAAAGCTGGTAACAGCACGAATGTTAGAAGGTGTACCGGAGTCCATTAAAGAAGCGGGCGGAAAGTGGTACGATGTCACGCACGACGAAGAAGGGAACCTTATTTCTGATGTAGACATGGACAACGCGCGTAGACAGATGCTTCAAACCGCTGCGCTTAATATCCCGGCAACGGTGTTGCCAGACGTACTTTCCGGAAAACTTGAACAAAAACTTATTGAAGGCACAGCAAAAACAGTTGCAGGAAAAGTAGCAAAAGGCGCATCTGCGCTTCTTCTTGGTGGAGCAAAAGAAGGAACGCAAGGTGGGATGCAGAACCAAATTCAAGAAAACGTAGATGGTAGCGACATAACGTTAGACAAGCTGGAAAAAATCTTAAATCCGTTGCAATGGTCTGAAGAATCTAAAAAGAGTTTCATTCAGGAAGGTGCAGGCGGCGCTGCAATGAGTGGTGCAAGCGTAGGCGGCGGTAAGATTTTAAATCGTGTAGCCAACAAATACGCGGAACGCCAGATTGCCAAAAACGTTCGCAACATGGGAGAAGGACAGGACGGAACGGTAGACAACATTTCTTCAGAACCAGCGGAAATGTTATCAGACGACGAACAGCAGATTGTCAATGGTATTCGCAATGTAAACGATATTGACGGAAACAACCCGCCGCCACCGCCCGGAACTGCAGCTGCAGCAGAAGAAATGATGCAACGTAACGGAACGCCGTCTTTTGAATTTACCCGTGGCACGCGCTGGGTATTGAATAATGACAGCGTAAACGTGGACAACCTGCAGGATATTACCAAAGCAGGCGTGGGCGATATTGCTACCGCGTTTATGGAAATGACAGGACAGCCGTTGATTATCACCAGCGGAACAGACGGCGCAGGCGCATTGCACATGGACGGTACATATTCTCATGGCACCGGTTATAAGATTGACGTTTCCGGTAACGGACTGGACGACCCTGATTTACGTCACGCCTTTATCGAATACTGCGAATCCAAAGGAATCACGGTATTGGACGAATACGAACATCCGTCCCCGAATTCCACCGGCGGTCATTTGGATCTTGAATTCCATGGTTACAACGGAGCCGGAAGCGTAGACGATTATTCTGCCCCTGTTAATCAGGTTATGCCGGACATTGAAGCAGAACCTGCATCCAGTGCCGAAGCAGGAATGATGGCAAGCGATCTCACCGGACAGTCTTTCCTTGAAGATGATAATGGCCCGCTGTTTGCAGATAAAACCGAAAAAGCCAAAAGAGATAGCCAGCTTGAAAACCTGTCCACAGAAGAACTGCAGTATATGATGAACGACGAGGAACGTGCAGAGTATGAGCAGGAAGCCGCAAAGATAGCGCAAGCAGCATCTGCAAGCACCCCGTCCGGTATTCCTGCGAACATTGAAAACACAATGCAGCAGCAGCGCAATGCGGCGCTGGATATTTTACGCCGCAGAAAAGTTGGCACTGCTATCCCTGTAAACCGCAGCAACAATATAAGCTATCCTACCCACCGTCAGCGGCAGGCCACGGCACAAACGAGAAATACCGCTACGCCGTACAGCAGACAGTCGCAGGACAATTTAAGAACCCGTGTTGCCGGAATGGACGACGCTTCGCTTACAGAAGCATATAGAAACGCAAAAGACATTCCCACACGACAGATTGTTGTTGATGAACTGCAGAAACGCATTGACAATGCAAACAATGCGGCACGGCAGACCGGCGCACAGCAGGAAGCCCCGATTACTCCCATGCCGCCGAAGCAGGAAGAACAGCAGCCGGTAATGGCAGCAACCCGCATTGCCAGAAGCGGGCAGGGAAGCGCACAACAGGAAACGCACACATACGATCGTGAAGTTGGCGCATACCTTGTCAACCAGTTTGCTGACGAATATCAGGGTAATATGGACGGTTTACGTCAGGCAATTTCCAACGCAAAAGAACGGACAAACCGTGAACAGGCCACAGGAAACATTACAAAGGGCGAAGCTGACAAACGAATTGCTGCACTTAACTCTTTCTTTTTCAGAGTGCAGGGCGAATTAAACCGGCGCGGCGAAGATAACAATAACAGAGCGCAGGCAAAACCGCAAGGACAGGCAAAGTCTGCCCAGGCGAAACAAGCTGCGCCGCAGGTGCAACCGCACCAGCCTGTTATGCAACCGGTAGCGCAACAGAACGGATTGAATCAGCCCACGCGTCAGGACGTATTGGACAGAGCAAAAGAAGCTGGCATTAAACCGGACAACCTGAATTCCTTATTGGAAGCTGCCCGTGGAGCGCGCAACGGTGACGAAGAAGCGACACGCAGATTTAACAGGTATCAGCCGGAAGTTAAGCAGGCATTAAACGATATTCTTGACGGCAATGTTGGAGAAAACCGCAACACCAACGCGCAGCAGAACAAACCGGAACAGGTGAAGTCTGCCCAAAATCAGAACGAGGAGAGGAGTAACGAAAATGGCAAGACGCAATTACCGAAACCCGAAACCGGCGAAAATCGGAATCAAGATCAGCACACCGAATCTGGACAGGTTGAGCAGAAGAAAGACGCAGACAGCAAAACCGCAGAAAAGCAAAGCGAAAATGTAAAACAGGAAGAACCGAAACCCAAAAAAGCAGAACCGCCTGCCAATGAAACCCGTGAAGAAAAAGCAGAACGCCTGATAAACGAAGCGTTTACTGATGAAGATGAACTGGATATGGCAATGTCCTGCTTCTTTGACAACATGGAGAACCCGCTGCAGGCGTTAAGAGAAAAGCGCAAAGCCCTGCAGGAACAGTTTGACGAGTTAGTACAGAACGCATACAACGCACTGGCAAGGACGCTGCCGAAAGACAAAAATGGCAAACCGACAGGTGCAGGCGTTAATCTTGTGCGCAAATCGGACGACAGCGGTTACATTCGCGAAAGCCAGAATCCTTTATGGTATCAGAATGATTACAAGAACGGCGAAAAAACACCGTACAGCAAAAAGAACATGATGAACACCGCATTGGAAATGGTGCTGGGCGAACGCAAAGATATGTCAGATCAGGACGCGCTTGCAGAGTATGATGCTTCCAATCGGGAACTGCGTCCTATGTTTGAAGAAAACCAGCGGATGTACGACAACATTGAAACGCTGAACGCTATCGAACCGAAGATGCAGGAAATCCAGAAAGAACTGGACAAAGGGAATAATACCACGAAAACTGATGAAAATAAAAAAGCCGTTAGCGTAGAAACAAACATTGCTAACGGCAAAAAGGCGCTTGAACGTGTTATCGAAACTCACGAAGATGTAGAAAATGCCATGTATCGTGAGGATGTTGGTGATATTGACTTTGTATGGGGGAACGAAGGAACAAAAGAAAAAGATTACGAGAATGGATACGGAATAGCAAAAATTATAAAAAAACACGGCAAAGAAGATGCAATGAAAATACCTTCCGTAATTGCAACTGGTAATGTCGTTAAACGCAGTGAAAACAGAATGACGATTGATAGCGCTGACGATACCGGCATGAGAGTAATAATTAGATTTGACTGGGATGGTAAAAGAAGAAATTGGTTGTTAACCGGATACACAAAAAATAAAAGCCAGTCGTCTCCCGTAACGGACGACAGGCGTGTTACGGATACAGCCAGCAGAACATCCTCTGCTGCTGAAACAACTGACTTTCCTGCTAATACTATACCACAGAACCAGCAGGAACGCAAGGGAGAAGGGAAAGAATCCGCAGCGGACAACTATCAGCAAGCAGTGGAATGGATGCAGAAAAACAACGGCGGCAGCGTAACCGGTTTACGTTTAGCTTTAAACATAAGCAGGGAAGATGCTGTCAACCTGATAAACCGCATGACAAAAGATGGTATTATTTCCGACGGAAATATTGACGAACGCAGGGATTACCTGGGTAACGAAAAAGCAGAATCGGAAAAATCAGAAGCTGCTCCGAGCGAACTGAAAGAGATAATGGACAAAGGGGAACCGGAAGCCGAGAACCTCATACAGCCCGAAGAAGTGCCGGAAACTATGCGTAAAAATTCCACTGCACCCCAATCAAAGATTGAGGACTTCGGACAGAAGATTGGCGGCGCACGCAAGGACATGTACGTAAATCTGGAACCGGGTGAAAAGACGGCAAGGCCGAAGTCTGAAAAGAAAGCGGACGACGGATTAAAAGACCGCCCGTGGTTACGAGATTACGACATTAAACAGGGCGAGGACGGCAAATGGATTCTTACCCACAAGCCGAGCGAGGAAGCAAGAAAACGCGCAACCACAGTTTCTTCATGGATAAGTGGTATTTATGGACAAATAAAGAAACGTCCGGTTGAAACCAAAACATACGACACAAGAGAAGAAGCAGAGCATCATGCTGCGATTGACGCGTTATCAGAAAAGCACCGTGTATTCAAATGCAGCAACGGCGAATTTGAAATTTCCCGGCGTATCGGCGGGCAAAAAGATTATCACTGGTTCGCATTGAAAACAGGCTTCAAAACCGAGAAGGAAGCACTAACGTACATGGCGCTGCATCCGGTAGAAGTATTGCAGATCCGTACCAGCTTTGGCGAAGCAGACCTGCCAAAACCAAATTTGAAGGGCTGGAACGACGCGAGAACCGGAAAAGCACCGCAACGCTTGAAAGCAGACCAAAATGCCACAGCCGATATGTTTACAAACACATTCGGGTTCCGTGGCGTGCAGTTCGGCAACTGGGAAAATCAGATTGAACGCCAGTCGGTAATGAACGCAGCATATGAAGGGCTGCTGGATTTAGCTGACATCATTGGCGTGGACCCGAAAATCATTTCGCTGAACGGAGAATTAGGACTGGCCTTTGGCGCACGCGGGCAGGGACTGTCTGGCGCAGTAGCACATTACGAGCCGCGTTATACGATTATCAATCTGACAAAGATGAAAGGCGCAGGCGCGCTTGCTCACGAATGGCTCCATGCACTTGATCATTACCTGATGATTAAAGGCGGTATCATAAGTAACAAGCGCAGAGCAGACGGCTTATTGTTAGCTAAAAACTTTAATGAACATGCCAGCGACAGCGACTTCCAGTTAAAAAGCAGCAATTTAAGCGATGCTTTAAAACAGGCGTTTTTGAAAGTTAAGAATACCGCTTTTTATAAAGAGGTAATCGAAACAAAAGATGAGACAGATGCGCTGAAATGGGAACAACAGGCACGCGACAGGCTGGACAAAGAATTAAGCGACATCCGCAACTATCTTGCAAAAGAAAGAAAATACAGTTCAAAGAAAAAGCCAGCTACCGAAGAACAGCTGAAACGGTTTGATGAATTGGCAACAAAGCTGGCTGCAGCAGACGAAAAACGCGAATGGGACGGGAATTACATGATGCACGTATACCCGACCATGAGGAAATTAAGCGACCTGTTCAAAGAAGTTACAGGACGTGGATTACTAAAGAAAAATCCGGGCGATGACTTTAAGCGGCTGAATTACGCAATTAGCAATCTGATAGTTCGCAGAGAAACGCTGGCAGATGCACAGGCCAAAACAGAATTTACCAAGCTTGTTCCTTCTGAATACAGTCGGAACAATACTACGATTGACAGGGGACGTTCTACGGAATACTGGACGAAACCGACAGAAATGTTGGCGCGCGCGTTCAGTTCTTTTGTGGAAGATTCTGCAGAGGCCAAAGGCTACACGACCGACTTTTTATCTTACGGCAGTGATAACCGGTTGCTTCTTTTTGGCAAGCCGTTCCCGGAAGGTGAAGAACGCAAGGCTATCAATCAAGCGTTCCGCGAATTTTTCAAAGTAGTCCAGACGGAAATCGAGCATACCAAAAAGGAAACCGGAGAAATCAAATTCAGTGTTCGTGCTGCAGCGAAAGAACAAGCGGCAGACAATACCCGATACCAGGCTGCTTATCACGGAAGCCCGCATGTGTTTGACACGTTTAGTTTAGCGCATGTTGGCAGCGGTGAAGGAGCGCAGATACACGGATGGGGACTGTATTTTGCATTGGACGAAAAAGTAGCGCAGAGTTACAGGGACCATTTATCAACACCGTCCGTAACAATTAACGGCGACAGATATATCCGCGACGAAAATGAGTGGTATTTAGATTCTGACGACAATGACGTTTCCTACGAATTGAGTTCTCCCGAAGGGAAAGCACTTGAAGTCTTACAATATGCCAACTGGGACAAAGCGAAAGCGTTAGACATAATGCGCAAATTCTTTGCTGACAGAAAAGACTCTATAGCGTTCCTTGAAAACAACGATATAGAAAAAGCAAAGAGTGGATCCGTTTTTGAAGTGGATATACCAGAAAACGATGTACTGCTGGACGAACAGAAAAAGCTGAAAGACCAGCCAAAAGATGTTGCTGCCAGCATTAAAAAACTGCACGACGACATAAAAGAAAAAGGCAATTTCAGATTTAGAGATAAGGAAAGCCTGTTAGAAACTCTTGAAAATCCTGAAAGCACCGGCAAAGACATTTACGCTTTACTGGCAGATTCACTCCGCAACGACATACTTGCATCAAAACTGCTTAACAAGTATGGAATCAAAGGCATTGCCTATAATGGCGGCAAGGATGGCCGTTGTTTTGTTGTGTTTGACGACAAGGCTATTCAGATCATGCAGCGTTATGAAGCTGCTGTCCGAGCGCACAGTGCTGAAATCCAGCGCAGTGTTGACAGTATCATTTCCGAAGTAAAGGACGCATATCCCGGTGCAAAAGACTTAAAGGTTGATGGCAACAAAATCACCTTTACTATGCCTAACGGTGTAAATCTGACAGTCAATATCAAAGACCAGATCATTCTCAATGCCAAAGATGAAGCAAAGGCAAGAATGTCACACAGACTGACTGACGAGAACACCGGCATTGTAGTGGAAGGTTACGTTCGCAAACTGGACAATGAATCCATGATGGTATTGTCACAGGAAAGCAGCGAAGGAACAGCCTATCACGAAGCGTTCCACACCGTCCGCGATTGGTGCCTGACCGAAAAAGAAAACGCCGATTTGGAAAAGTATTACGGCAAAAAGGCGAAGAAACAAGGCATTGACGTGGAAGAAGCGATTGCCGATGGTTACAGAGATTGGAAACTGGCCAGGGCAAAAGGTAAAGGAACGTTGTTCGGCAAGCTGTACAAAAAGATAATGGACTTCATTGACACGGCCAAAGCAATATTCAAAGGCATGTATGATGTTCATAAGATTTATGAAAAGATTGAATCCGGTGATATTTGGAACAGGGACGCGCAAGGGCGGTTCACAAAAATTTCAAACACGGAAAACAACAATTTTAAACCTGCATCTGTTATAATGGAAGAAGCAAAAGAACTGTATAATACCGCTGCAAAAAAATTCAGCAGCATAACAGATAAGGTGGTGAGCGAACGTGTTAAAGAAGCAATCCAGCAGACACTTGACTTCGGTGAAGGCTTCGAAGAAATCCTTGAACGGGCATCAGGAAAAGCAATTCAACAATCTTTATTCGGAGAAGAAAATGCCGAACCCGCTAATAACGTGCGGGGGAATACCGGCAGAATACCACATCAGCGAAACAGCAAAGAAATAGGATTCTCTCTGACAAGGGATTTAATCAATAACGGTTTTGCTGATTTAACTGGGAAACCAGTGAAAGACGTAAAACAGTTAGCGGAAATTGCGCAGGTGTTGCGGCATCCCGGATATGAAAAGATGCACTACGTTTACGTAAGAAACGGGAATGTCACATTCCATGAAACCACAACGGCCATGCTTCCCAACGTTAGCAACGTGATGCTTGAAGGTGAAGATCACGTTTCCTTCGGAAAACGATTAACCAATAATCTGATTCAAAGCGGAGCAGATACCGTTTACCTGATTCACAATCATCCGTCCGGGAACATCAAACCGAGTCAAGAAGATATGAATTACACTCAATTTCATGCAGACGCATTACGTAAATCTCCAATCAAGTTTGGTGGACATGTCATTCTTGACACAACGGAATGTTCCATCATTAGCGAAAACGGAATGGTTTACAAACACAACATTCCTGAAAAGGCACAGATTCATTACGCGGACAATCCAGACAAACCGCACATTTTGTTAAACAAACAAATAGACAGTACGAACGCGCTAATGGACATTTCCAAGAAGTTAGCTGACCAGTCTACAACAACGGTGTTCTTCGCTGACAACAGAAACGTTATCAGGAGTATTGTTCAGTTGCCAGAAGAATTCACTAAAATGAAGTTGGATCGCATGAACCGTTATTTGCGTTGGCTTACACGCAGAAGTTACGCAAGATGCGCGTTCATTGTCACAGGAGACAGAAACGCATACGCCGCAATGCTACCTTTATTCCACCAGGGCGATAGCGTAGTCGATATTGTCCTGACAGGAGCAAGGCAAACTGCAGGACAAGCATTTGACAGAGCAAACGCATACGAGGGATATAAATTCTTTGGTATTGACGGAAACACAAAACTTGCAACAAAAGTTTTAGAACCCACAACAGAATATGAAACGGCAGGCACCCGCGAGGGTGCTTCTTTAATGCCCAAGCAGGAATATTCCAGTGCAGACACATCCCTGAATCAGATACCGTCCGTATTCAAACGGGTACAATGGCAGCAAGGCACTACCAACATTGACATCGGCGGCGGCAGATTTAATACCGCTACTGATTACATGAAGGAACAAGGCGTAAATAACATTGTATTCGACCCATTCAATAGGGACACAGAACATAATAGAAACGCGTTTGATAAGATTAAAGCAAAAGGAGACACCGTAACAGTAGCAAACGTGTTGAATGTGATTAAAGAAGGGGAAATACGGGACAACGTAATTCTGCAAGCTGCAAAGGCACTGAAACCTGACGGAACCGCATACTTTGGAATTTACGAAGGTAGCGGAACCGGTGAAGGAAAAGCAACGTCTAAAGGCTGGCAGAACAATCGAAAGACCGCTGATTATGTTGCAGAAGTCGCAAAACATTTCAAAGATGTTTCGCGTAAAGGCAATATGATCGTGGCCAGAGAACCGGTTATCAGGGCAGGCGAAAAAGCAACGTGGAGCATGGACACAAATCCTGAAAACGATGTTCGTTACTCCATTCGCGAAAAAGTCAATAATGCAGTCAACCCGCCGCCGGTACAATACGGCAGTGATGATACCGAGTTTGGCAGGGTAACACAGCACATTGGCGGCAGGCAGAGTGAAAACCTTGTACAGAAGGGGCTGAAAGCATGGCGTAACCTGTATAAGCATCTTGTAGATGAGGACACTCATGCGCACAAAGTTGATGAAGCAATCGAAGAACGCACAGGCAAAAAACTGGACGACAACGATAGTTTCTATAACAATGTTCGCATGGCCGGAAACATAGCAAAAGGACATGCCGAATGGCTTATCGCCGGAGATGAAAAGCACGGCGAAACAGTCAAATCCCGTATTAAAAATGAAACACTGAAAAAGCAATTCAATGCCAAAGCTACACTGCAGAACGTCATTGACACCGTGGCCGACAAGGTTATGAACTCCAAGTACGGAGACTTCCTTGAAAAGCACAAAATGAGAGATTGGACGCAGGTACTGGAAACGCACCTGGCGGCATGGCGGTTAAAAGAGATGTATAACCTGCATCTGGAAAACTGGCGTGCTGAACATGAAGCGTGGCGTAAGCGCAGAGAAGATGCGCTGTCCCGTGGCGAAACGTTCCGGGAAAGAGAACCGGTTTATAAGCCGTATAAATTACCCGGCAACCTGACCATACAGGACATCAACGCAGCTATCAAAGCGGCACCGCCTGAAGTGGAACAGGCAGCGCAGTTGTTCTATGCGTTCAATAAAAACAATATGATTTTACTTGCTGACGCAGGACTTATCAGTGGGGAAAACTATCAAGCAATGAACGCCAAGTACAAACGCTACTGTCCGCTTATGCGCGACTTTTCCGATACCGCAGCGGCTGACCAGTTTATTACATCGTTGAGTAAGGGCGGCGACAGCGTAGCAAACGTTTCCAATCCATTAAAGCGTATATCCGAAGAAGGAAGCAAACGAAACCTGTTAAGCCCGCTGTCGTCAGCGATTAAAGCAACGGCAGTGTACTGTGACAGGGCAGAGCGAAACAAAGTCGGACAGATGGCCGTTGAACTGGCAGAAAAACACAAGCTGGACGATTTAATCTGGCGAGTACCCGGCAGCGCAGCAGACGCAAAGAACTGCATTTTCACTGTGATGAAAGACGGGAAGAAACAGGCATACCAGTGTTTGCAGGAACTGTACGAGCCTATTGTTGGCTATAACGAGGACGCGTCCAATATGGTTCTGAACGCAATGGCAATACCGGCACGAATGTTACGACTGGGCGCTACAATCTCACCGACGTTCGCTATTCGCAACATGATCCGCGACACGTTCTTTGCAGGCATAGCCAGCAAGAATGGTTTTGTTCCTGTATGGGACACGATACGCGGCGGCATGGCATTACGTAACAACCCGGAACTGCGGGCGCAGTTTGAAGCCATGGGCGTAGGCATGTACACGTTCTACGGCAATGAAATAAACGCCGGAAAGAAACTGGGCGACTTGAAATTTAAGGACCCGGAAACCCTGTTCGATTATGTTAAAGGAATTATAAAAAATCCATTTACCGGAACATACAAAGCGTTAGAAGATTTTTCCAGCTTTTCGGAACAGGCAACCCGTATGGGTGAATTCCAGCTGGCTATCAAAAACGGAAAATCACTGGAAGAAGCTGCAAGGGATGCACGAAACCTGACCATTGATTTCAGTCGTCACGGAAGTCTGGGCAAGCATGTAAATCGAATCATTCCATTCTTTAACGCTTGCGTACAGGGTACGGATATGATGGTACGACTGCTGCACAAAGATTTTCCGGGAACCATGATGAAGCTGACCAAATATATCATACTTCCTTCAATCGCATTGTGGGCTATGAACCGCGATAAAGATTGGTGGAAAGAATTAGATCCTGAAATGAAAAACAGCGCATGGTTCTTTGAAACGCCGCAAGGCATTGTGCGGATGCCAAAACCGCAGGAAGCTGGCATATTGTTCGGCTCCGGCGTGGAAGCGATATTGGATCAGGCGACACAGCGCGACCCGGATGCAATGAAGAACTGGGCAAAAGCGTTTTTGGACGCCATCAAACCCAACGTTGTTCCTACCGTATTCTTGCCACTGCTTGAAAACACGGCAAACTTTAGTTACTTCCGCATGAGTCCGATTGTAAGTCGCCGGAACGAAAACCTTCCGGGCGAACAGCAGTATTCAAACGGAACCAGTGAACTGTCAAAGATGCTGGGAGCAAGTGCAGTGGCACACGCTTACAACAAAGGTGGGTACAGCCCGTCGAAGATTGACAACTTCATTCGCGGTTACACCGGCACTATGGGCATGATTTTATGGCAGGCCGCTGGTGAAGGTGTAAGAAAAGCGCAGGGTAAGGAAAACAATAGTCCGGCAAAGAACTGGCAGGAAATGCCGTTCGCAAGAGAATTCTTTGCTAACGACTACAACCTGAACCGCAGCCTGAACGAATTTTACGAAATGGCAACGGCAGCCCAGGCGCAACATAACGGCTACGGCAGAAAGGGGCATCCGACTGCTGCAGTACAGGCAGTGACCAAAGCGAGGAACAAAATTGCAGACGAGCGAAAGGAAATTCAAAAGATAACAGACAGTAAACGAATTACACCGGAACGCAAGCAGGAACTGATTAAAATGAAGCGGGATAAAATCAATCGTATCGCAACGGCAACGTTAAATCGTTACCGCGACAAGTTTTAAACCATCAATTATATAGGAAAGGCACTCTGATTTATCAGGGTGCCTTTTTCTATAAAAGAAAGGGGGAAATAAAATTATGAGCGATCCTGTAAAAGACCGCATAGTAACCCATGATCAAGGCAATGACATCATTGCCAAACTGCAGGCCATAGCCACTGCGCTAACGAACGGTTTTTCTAATTACCTTCCGTTGGCTGGCGGCACACTGACCGGCACTGTAAACGGCGTAAACCCTGCCGCAACGGACAACAGTACAAAGTTGGCAACGACAAAGTACGTCAAAGACAACGTTCCGACATCTGTAGGCAGTGGGGTAAAACCTGTCTATACGGACAGCAACGGCAAGATTGTAGCAAGCAGCAGTACGGTTGGTGGAAGTGACACTCCTGCTTATCTGGACGGTGGCACAATCACTGCAGCTGCAAAGTACGTGCCTGTGCAAAACAATGCTGGCTATCACAATTCCGTATACCGTGGCAAAAGCCTTGGTTCGTCCGTAACGGCGGCACAGTGGGCGTCCATTAAAGCCGGTACGTTTGAAGATTTATTTATCGGCGACTATTGGACAATTAACAGTGTGAACTGGAGAATTGCCGCGTTTGACTACTGGTTGAATTGTGGCGACACGAACTGCACAGCGCACCATGTAGTTATCGTTCCTGACAGCAATCTTACTTCCTGCAAGATGAACGACACGAACATTACTACCGGCGCGTATATCGGCAGTGATTACTACAAAGGCACGAATGGAAATACCGGGAAAGCTACGGCGCAGACGGCTATCAACAATGCTTTTGGTTCTGGACACATTCTGAACCACAGAGAGCATTTGCAAAATGCCGTCACGAACGGGTATGAATCTGCTGGCACTTGGTACGATAGCACGTTTGAACTGATGACAGAGCGGATGGTTTACGGCTGCGACATTTTCCATAACACCATGAACGGCACGAACATTCCGAACTGGTACAGCATCGACAAGAGCCAGCTGCCACTTTTCGCGCTGGAGCCTTCGCGGATCACAAACCGTGCGAACTGGTGGCTGCGGGACGTTGTTTCTGCTTCGAACTTCGCGAATGTCAACGGCGCCGGCGATGCGAACCACTACGGCGCGTCGAACTCTTTTGGCGTGCGCCCCGCTTTCGCTATCTACCAATCCTAAATCACGCGGGGCCTGTCCCCGCGCAAAATTGAAAGGAGTGATTCTATGAGTGTAGTCAAGTCAAGGCGTTCCCCACATAATTTTGAAACACCACGAAAATTAAGACAAATCCGAAAAGCAATTACAGAGATGGGAATAAACGGCTTCGGTTATGACAAGGAACGATACGAAGCAAGGATCCAAAAATTTGCTGACAGCATAACTAACTTTGAGCGCAAGGATGAAATAGTAGCCAGCATGAGGGAAAAGAATAAGGCATACTATTCAAATTTCCTGCATGAAGAAATTGTTATAACGCGGGATATTATGCGCAAGGTTATATGTGAATTTGAAATAGGCAACAGCATCTGGCCTTCAGGATTAGCAAAAGTGGCAGAGTTTCGTGAACGACGGGTACACCTTGACGAATGTATTGGATGGCTGCACGCAATCAAGCAGGAACTGCAGTATATAGCGGAAATACTTCCGGTAGACAAGAACAAGTATGCGAACATTTCAAATGAAATTGAGCAAGCTATTAACATGGTAAAAGGCGTAAGACGCGACGCCAACAAATTCTTAAAAAATAAGGACACATAACAGTATATAAGGTAACTTCTAATATCGTGCGAACTGGTGGCTGCGGGACGTTGTTTCTGCTTCGAACTTCGCGAATGTCAACAGCAACGGCAATGCGAACAACAACGGCGCGTCGAACTCTAATGGCGTGCGCCCGATTTCGATGGCTCCCTTATTTGGTGAGCCGGTAGCGAAAGGAGAAGTTATCTTTGGCACAGCCTAAATGACAGCGGCTTTATGCCGGAACGCCACACGGCTTACTCTATGCTTGAAGTTACGACGACAAGATGAACGGAGTTTAACAGGTGGAAAATTTATCTAACACAACGGATATTGCAGACATGAACATCTTATATGATGCTCTGCGTTCGTCAATGCGCGGCAGCGCCTGGAAACGCGAGCCGCAAAAGTTTGAACACGATTGGCTGCACGAATTATCCTGTTTACAAAAAGAACTGCGCGAACGAACATATAAGACCTCTAAAGGCACTGAATTTACGCTTACCGAACGTGGAAAGATAAGGCACATACATGGCGGCAGGATGCGTGATAGAGTGGTGCGCCATGCGCTATGTGACAGAATCATCGGCCCGTGTATCAAGCCGTACCTCATCCACAACAACGGGTCCAGTCAAAAAGGAAAGGGACTATCTTTTTCGAGAACGCAGTTTGAAAGAGATTTACACAATTATTATTTAGAACACGGAAACAACCTTGGCTATATTGGTTTTGTGGACCTGTCAAAATTCTATGACAACATTCGGCACGACATTGCAAAGCAATTATTGTACCCCATCGTTCCAGAGTCCGTTCACTGGTTACTTGATGAAATATTTAAAAACATGGAAGTTGATGTTTCTTATATGACGGACGAAGAATATGCAAATTGCATGACGGAGAAATTTAACAGCGTGGATTATTACGCGAACGTACCATATTCTAAAAGAACCGGCAAAAGAATGATGGCAAAATCTGCCAATATAGGCGACCAGTTTTCGCAGGATCTTGGCGTATTCTTTCCATTCAGAATAGACAATTACGTTAAAATCGTTCGTGGCATCAAGCGTTACGGCAGGTACAACGACGATATGTATGTAATTTGCGAAACGCGCGAACAGGCAGCGTCAATTCTTAATGGAATCGCAGAACAAGCAGAAAAATACGGACTGTTCGTAAACAAAAAGAAAACGCGCATTGTTAAATTATCTGGCCAATACAAATATTTACAGATTAAATACAGTTTGTCCGAAACAGGGAAAGTTATTAAACGAATCAACCCAAAGAACGTAACGAGAGAACGACGAAAACTTAAAGCATACAAGCGTCTTATGGACAAAGGAGTGATGCCATACGAGGACGTAGAACAGGCTGCAAAATCATGGATGGGCGAATACACAAAAATCATGTCAAAAGCCCAGACAGCGCACATGAAAAGTTTGTTTCACAAATTGTTCGGGAAGGAGATTGTATGGAAGCGAAAATCACATTTAAAAACGGCATGGAAATCACGGCAGAAAAAAACGGAGACTGCTACATTGTAAACAGCAAACCGGAATTTCCTTCAGATCTTTCCGTTGTGACTATCACAGGTGAGAGTGTTGAAACGTTGCACAACGCACGTATTATTGAGTGTGCATCTATTGATGAGCGTTATTGGTTCGCTATCGGAGAAATGACACCGGACGAATTATGGCGAGCCGAAATCGAAGATGCACTATGCGAATTGTCTATGGGGGAATAAATCATGGCTAAAATTTGGCGAAACAGAATAATTGCCGGAACGCAGTTTTTCAGTGACTGCCCGGCGAGATACAGAGATGCCGTCGTCGCGTTGCTTCGCGAAGATGTGGAAAATGGTGTAATCACCGCAGAACGTTTTAGCGAGATAACAGGCATGGACTGGTAAAACATTATGCGTTCACCGATATTCAAAAGACCAACCGACGACATTCACATCACGCGGCTGGCCACAGGGAAAGCCGTTGTAAGAATGTATGCTGCGTATATTGAAAACCCGATGAAACACGGAACTGTTTTCACCACGGCAAACGTGGTGGAAACAGTAGTCTATGATAGGCCGGATTTGGAAGCACACGTACTGCGCCACTGGAAGTTTTATTACGATAAGGCGGTGCAGGATGAGATAAAATATCTTTCCGCGCTATACGGCAAAGTAATCCGCGAAGCGCAGTCAACGCAGCCGCCGGGAAAGAAAAGAGATATTGAAGAACGCGCCAACAATTACATCCGGCAGATTGCGAACGGCGATACTCCGTTTTTGATCCAGCAGGATTTTGCAAAGTATTTAAAACAACATATTTAATTACATAGTTTTCAAAGCACCTGTATTGATGCAGGTGCTTTTTAATTTACAAAATTAAATCAGGGAAAGGAGTATTTAAGATGGAAAGAAGTGAAAAAGTGGATTTATACAGGACTGGTTTGAAACGGCAGGACGCCTACATTACATTTATGGCTGCAGGTGAAACCGATTTATCTTTGCTGCCGGAGCCAATTACCAGAACAGAAAAACTTCTGATGGAATTGTGCAAAGAGAAAGCAACGGCTACGGTGTTTAAACCTGCTGACAGTGAGCATCCTGACGGAATCGAACCGGACGAAAAGCCAAAAGAAGAAGCCCCGAAAGAAGAACCCAAAAAGAAAACCAGTGTAAGGCGCACAACGAAAAAATAACAATGGATCTATGAAAGGAGTTTTATCATGGCCATTTCAAAGAAGGATCTTTTTAAAGTGTTCTTGAAACCACGGGACGCATATCTGCTTTTTCTTTCCAAAGAAGAAACTGACACAACGTTGCTCCCGGAACCGCTGACAAGCGAAGATAAGGAAATGTATGACTTATGTATTGCGTTTGCTTCCGCCGTTTCAGACCGTGCCACTGATATTGCAGCAGCAGAGGACTGGGCGACAAAGACAGATGGTGCGGTGGCAAACGGCGAATACAGCGCAAAATACTATGCGTTGCTGGCAAAAGACTGGGCTACCAAAACCAGTGCGGCTGTGGCAGATGGTGAATATTCTGCAAAGAAATATGCACAAGATGCGGCTTCCAGTGCAGCAGCAGCAGAGGCGGCATCAAGTGGCAGTGGGAGTGAATCGACGGGTGGCTGATTAAATCGAGGTGGTCCATATGATTGAGCAGGTTGAATCAATCGTCATTGCATTTTTTGTAGGGGCGATACTTACCTACTTTTCGACCCGCTGGTCAACGATATTCAAGAAAATGGGTGCCGTCGAGTACGGCATCCAGGCTCTATTGCGGGACAGGATTTTGCAAATGCACGATTACTATAGCCGCAAAGAACGACCGATACCACAACGAGAAGTAGAAAGCGCCGAGCAGATGTACAGAGCGTACAAACGGCTTGGTGGGAATGGCTTCCTCGACCAAATTGAGAAAGAGATTTTAGAGGAGATGCCACATGAAAATCATTAAACCGTTAACGGACAGAATCAAAAAGTTTGTAAAGGGGAACGGTGGCACGTTCCCCAAAATCTTTGTATGGGTATATGCCGCCGCTTTTTTGGCGTGTGGGTTTATTACAATATTTGGTATAGTTTATGAGTTCTTTATCAAAAGCATCGTCAACTACAAAGCCATCAACGAGTTCATCGGAGCCTATTTCACACCGAGTATCTGCGGCACCTTTACCCTGCTGGGTGTACTGCTTATCGATCGCGACAACGATGGCATCCCGGACAAGTGGGAAGAGCCGGAGCAGGAAAAGGAGAGTGATAAAAAGTGATGAAGTATTTAAAGTGGATTTTTCTTGCGATTCTTGACCTGCTGTTTAATATCGTTGCGTACCTCACCAACCCGTTTGTTGTATTGGCAGCAAGCGAATACGGAAATCTTCCGTGGTTGCTCACTTGGTGGGATAACTATGACGATTGCATGGACGTTGAGTGGTTCATCAAAGAGGGCCACGTTCCCGGATGGGCCGTGTACGATTATGACCGGCATTACCGGTTCCACGATTCCAACGAGGCACTGAAAACAAGGGGCATTGCTAAAAGTTATGTGGATATTCTTGATTGGAATTTCACGCTGAAGGAACGAGCGCAGCGTTATGTTTGCCGGGTGTTGTGGCTGTACCGAAATTGTGCCTATGGATTTTCATACTATGTTACCGGCATTGATATTCGCAAAGCGGATATTGTCAAAATCAAAACCACGGAAAAAGACGGCTATATCTACTACGAAACCGACTATGCGTTCTGTTATAAGGACGAGCGCCCGTCGTTCGGCAGCCACTGCTGGGACAATTTTGTAGGTTGGAAATTCCAAAGCGTATCGAACAATGTTGAAAGATGTATGCTGGCGTTCAGGATCACGCCGTTTCAGTGAGGTGAATAGAATGGGAACAATGTATAGAGCAAGTGACATGACACCGGACAGCTTGGACGACGTGCGCCGTCTGGCAGAAAACGCAAGAGGTTTCATTACTGATATTTACCAGCACTGGACGGCTGGATGGTATGGCCAATGTTATGATTCTTACCATATCTGTATTGACAAAGACGGCAGCATATACATTATGTGCGACCAATTTACAGAACGGAAAAGCCATACGTGGCGTCGCAATACCAACGCAGTAGGCATCACACTCTGCTGCTGCGGCGATGCTACCGCAGGTTCGGACCCGGACGGTGAGGATATAAATTTAGGCACGGAGCCGCCAACAATGGAGCAGATTGAAGTTATGGCGCAGGTGACTGCGATTCTTGCAGACGAATTCGACCTGTCACTGAACAACAGCAATCATGTAATGACACATTGCGAAGCTGCTTTTAAAGATGACTACGGCCCCGGAAGCGGCGACCCGGAAACACGCTGGGATTTATGGAAGCTGCCGGACTATTGCGGCGACGGGTCCATGAAGGACGGCGGCCAACTGATCCGGGACAAAGCCGCCTGGTATCAGGCAGAGTGGCGCGGTGAACATGCGGGGGATTGACGACATGAAGCATATTCCTTATGATAAATACCTGCATTTTTTGCAGGTTTTATTATTGCCGTGCTGGTAAGCACTGTTACCGAATATCCAGTGTTTGGATTAGCGGCTGCAGTGTTTGCAGGCTTTATGAAAGAGATGCGGGACTGGGGCTGCTATCAGGGTTTTGACCGGATGGATATGCTGGCGACATGGGCAGGCGGCGCAGTCGGGTGCGCGTTTGTGGTTTTTGTAGAATTTTTAGAGTAAGCCAACAAAGGGAGATTGATATGTATGATTTATCCGAACTGGAGCCTACAACAAAAGAAATGGCTGTTAGTATTCTTGTCATTGTTGCTGTGTTGGTGGCTGTTTTTTTCGCCGGGTACAGCATCGGCGTCGGCAACGCCGGAACCGACATACACGATAACGGAAAGCGAATTGACGACATTAGAGAACAACTTGGCACAGCTATCAGCAATCAACAGCAGATTACAAATGGACTTGAAAGTGCAATCGAGCGAAGCAACGGCATTGAAGAAAGAAGTGATAGAATTGAAAAAGCAGCTGGAACAGCTGCGCAATCTGTCACAGACGCAGGAATCATCATTGACGAGTGCCAACAAATTATTGGAAGAATACGCAATCGCGGCCAAAAAGGAACGTCTGCGAATTAA